TCCATCAGGTTTGCTGGGCGCATTACTACGGGCGCTGGCCGGAGCTTATCGATCACGTTAATGGAGTGAAGACCGATAACAGGATTGCCAACCTACGCCTAGCGACTAAGAAGACAAATGGGTTAAATAGGGGCGCAGATAGAGATAACACTTCTGGGTTCAAGGGCGTTACATTCAGAACCGACACGAATAACTTCATGTGGCAATTTGTCATCGATGGCAAGAGGTATACCAAAAGCGGATTCAATACCGCTGAGGACGCTTACAACCACAAACTATTATTCATTGAGGCCCTTAAGCATTCCGCCTCTGATTTCCTGCGTCCATAAACCATTATCTACTCCGGGAAATTGGGCGAATGGGCGCCGGTAATTTTTTATCTTTGGGTGTTGCTATTTCGCCGTAACGTTTTGCGTATCGCCGCATCATGTAGGCGTATCGGGTTGCATCTAGGAGGTCATCGCGCACCTTCACTAACCGACCTTTCTCATCGCGGTGATAGAAGTTGAACTCTTCAAACCAGTCACGGAGGCCGCGAAACACCTTGAACTTACCATGCTTCATCAGGTCGTAAAGCTCGAAAAGACCGGCCTCTACCGAGCGAGACCCATCCGGCCATTGCGCCGGATCTTTAAGCATCTGGAATCCAGCATCGTGGTAATACGCTTTCTGCTGCAGCCCGCTCCCCTTCTCCGTCTGTAGTCCGTCCTGAGGCCATGCAGTAGGGACTTTGTTAGCCCATGTCCTGATAGCCCCCCAAGCTTCAGCCGGAGAGGTCTGGCTCGCTTTCCATGCGCGGGTAACGTAGAACGCCTCGTTATCAGCATCGATTGCCAGCTGGATATGCGCCTGTGGGTGGTCCCAACCGAAATCCATACCATCGATAACCAGCCAGTGCGGCGGGATAGGAAACGGATCACACGTCACGAACTCTTCGCCAAAGTCATATATCCGACCATGACCAAGCATCGGAATGCCTTTGGTTCGCATGTCTCGCTGATGCGGAGGGAATGAGGCAAGAAGGTCAGATTTAACCTTTTCGCTAAGGTGCGGCGCGTCGTCCCAACCTACATTCATGCAGCACTGGGCCGGTGACGGGTCATCCATCAACTGGATAACAAGGTCAGTCCTTCCGTTCTCCGGTGTAAACGTCAGTACGCCTCGCCCACCACGGCCTTTGTCACCGGTAGCGGTACGGGTCAGAACCTGAGGGTAAATCGTGGGGTCTTTGGGTTCCTCATCAATGTGAAACCAGTCGACGCTGTCACCCATCAGAGCATGCTGACCCTGCGAGTATGACCAGAACTGAATCTTTGCCATGTCACCAGACTTGTGCCGGATGTAAGCGGTGCGAACAGCATTTGGTGTGCCGGTCATGGGCTCAGTGTCGACAATAAGCTCACCAGGGATAAGGCCACCTTCCCAGCCATTCTCCGTCTTTCTTCCGAGGATCGGCGTTTGCAGAAGGTCACGGCATTTCTCACCGGAGTAACCAAGGCACCAGATAAGCGGCGCATAACTAAACCTGTGCCCCTGCCACTCTTCCGGGTAGTCACCCATTGCGTGAATGGCATCAACATAGGTTGCGGTATCGGTCTTGCCTACACGGTTCGCTGCAATCAGGCCGACCTGACTGTATTCGAGCGTGTTAGCGATAAACTTCTTCTGCCATGGGTAACGGGTACCGTAATAACCCTTATATCTGTAGACGCTGGCGCGACGTTTCTTTTCCTCAAGGAGCTTCACCAACTCAATCTTCTGCTCCCGGCTGAGATTGTGCATCGGTCAACTCCTGAAGTTTACGTTCTAACTCTTCGTCAGTAAGGTTGGTCATGGTGATTGACTGGTCATGCTGGATGCGATCGCCATACTTCTTCGGCAGGATTTTGGACAGATACCACTTGCGTGTATCGATGCGTAGCTTTGAGCGCTGCACATGCTCGCCATTAAGCTGCCAGCCGATTGGCTCACCGTCTTTATCCAGCTTTTCCATCCAGTCATTCGAGCCATCATCGGCAATATCGAACAACTCCTCTGCGATGGCCTCGGCTCCCTCTTCCTTCGCACGCACGTATTGGGCACGAAACTTCTCGTTGCGAGCCAGCCATCTCAGCACCGCTTGCTTTGAGGGCATCCCATCATCACGACAAACAGAGCGCAGCGATTCCCCCTCCGCTAGTCTTAAGCAGATGATTTCAGCCAGCTCGTCTGTGTAATCAGATGGGCGACCGCCTTTATTCTCAGTCGCCATAATCTTCTCTCTTACTGAAATAGTGGCAGAGCATCTTTCACGCCCTGAATGGATTTGATGGTTCGTGATGCTGCTGTAGGCTCAGCCTGTGCCAGTGTGTACTGGCGCTTAAACAACTCAAGCTTCAGTGGGTCATCAGCAATGAAGTCGATAGCCTCTTGTGCTGCAGCCGTGTCGTTCTGTACGAGCTGGAGAATGTCGAGGCGAAGTTGCTGCTGAGACGTCAGTTCTGTTGCGGTTGATTCGGCCATGATGGTCTCCTGTTAGCCATTATCAGGCCCACTCTTGAATGAGCCTTGTAATGGTCACTGTGGTAGTCCGGGGATCGTGATTTGAAGCTGGTGAGCTAGTGAATTAATTTCAGACAGCAGAACCGGTTTCGTATAACGCCAGCTTGCCAGCCCAGAGCCACAGAAGCTTGCCATATCTTTCTTCTGGTCAAACTCTTGGCACTTCATGTTGAGCTGTGCGCTCAGGCTGTTGCGACGTTGAAGTTCACCAGTAAAGAAATCATCCAGAACCGTATAGACTCCCACTTCAAATGCCGGGTCAATGTACGATGCGTACTTGTAGGCAATGAAACGATTTGCAAAGGTTCCACCGCCATTACCACGGGTAGATTCTAAATGTATGCCAGGGCTACATTTGGCTAACTCATTGATAAATGCTTGCACGCCGTCAGCCTGGAGAAAGTTTGCCGGCCTGATGCTGTCGATTGCTCTCCCGCCAAGAAAGGCTGCGTCACCTTTATTAGCGCGGTCTCTTGCGACCTTCCAGATATCGGTAAGACATACCAGTCCGTCATCATTCACTCTTACCGGTTCATTGAATAACGTGATGCTTTTCATAGCGATTACCTTTTAGAAAGTTGAGCCTGTTCGCACAGAAAAGCCGCCCCGAGATGGTCGCCACCATATACGGCAGTTCTCAGGCTCAGCTTTCTGAAAGGCTCGGGGTTAGTTTTGCGCTGCGACACGCATTGGTCGAAGCAGACGTGATAGCGCAAGATTTCTCTTGTTCTAATACGTCTTACTTCTGATTTTCTTTCTTGAGGGGTGGTGAATCTTCGTGCGGGTTGTCACTGCTTACTGCAAATTCTGTCCCACAACTCGTTATGGGTGTTTATCGCCCTTACGGTGCGGATATCCATAACCTCTGAGTCTTTGCCGTGGGTATGGATGGGGCTGAACAGCGTGCAGCTGGAATCAGTGACGATGTATTCAGTCTGTGGTGTTGTATTTCGATTCGCGCAGCTTACGGCGAGCAGCGTCATCACTGAGAGAAGCGTTACTCTGCTGCACCTCTTTAGCGGTTTGGATGTTGTGAGTCTCGACATCTGACTTTGCCTCTGCCTGATTCTGAACGCGAATAGCCTCAGCCACGTCAGCCTTGGCCTTCTCTTCAGTCTTTGCGACCTTCTTGCCGCCGAAGTAAGTTGCCACCAGTGCGGCGATAACAGCCAGCCCGGCCAGAATGTAATTCCAGCCGCCTGCAAACAGGTTGATGAGTGTGTTCATGGCTGCTTGTCCAGTTGCTGCTTCTTCTCAACCAGGCGCTTCTGCCGGATGAACTGAGCAACGATACCCAGCGCGACCAGCAAATAACTGACGTACTGAGCGATGTTTACCGGCAGCATCGATTTGAGGTCAGGTGGAAGCATGTTCCAGGCGGTGATAATCGCATCAGGCGCCGAAGCCAGATAAACACCGAGCGCAGCACCGATACCACTGAGCCAGACCGACCACGCTCGAAACAGTAACCGGGCATGGCTGACAAACTCGACCGATGTGTATTTTCGGATGAGCAGCACCGCAACAACGATGACAACCACGACGCAGATAAATATCAGGATGCTCATATCAGCCCCTTATAGACGTCGTAATCACCGGAGCGCATCACAGCTGCATGTCTCTTTGCTCGATTGGGAACTTGCGACGCCCATCGGCTATTTAGCATTTCTGCAGAGGCGGCATTGAAATTACCGTTTGAAATGAGAACCAAAGTGTTTCGGAATCCCGCTAAACCTTTTACGCCCAGGTTGAACGCCATGCTAATCAAAATGTCCGCCCGCGCCGGGTTACATTGCTGCAGCGCGGCGTAAATGGCTGGATTGCTGCGACACTGATTGATTGTGGAATCGACGAAGGATTGAAGCCACACATCACCCACCTTACGGGGAACCGTGAAGGTGTAGTTGCTTAGGCTGGCGCCCTTGGGGCCAATCTTGATGCCACAGGCGACAGTTGGATAGCCTTCCGAGTCAACATATGGCTTCTCACGATAGCCTTCCTCGTACGAAAGTATCTGGATAATCTGGCTCACTTGCTTTCCTCCCTAACCGCCTCTTTCACTTCCGTAGCGGTTTGCTGAGGAAGCTGGTCAACCTTATGCTTAATCTCGTTCACCACTTTGTCTCGCTGCTCAGCCTTTTTCAGGTACTCAGCGCGGAACATGAAATAACCGGATGAAACGCCACCGAGATAGATGGCAAAGGATGTGAGGGCTACAACCGCGACCATCTGCCACGTTACAACCGTCTCACCTGCTCTGTTCTTAATCATCTTGGAACCCTCATGGATTCGCGAAGCTCGGCGATCTGGCTCACGAGGTTGACGTTCGACTGGGTAAGCTCCTTCACCTGTTCTTTAAGCAATGTGTTCTGCTCTTCCAGGTGCTTTTGGGAACTTTGAATTACCTTCAGGGTTGCCCTGGTCTCGGATATTTCCTGCCAGTATTGCCTGATGGTTTCGTCGCGCTGCTCTATCTCTTCACGGAGTTCTTTGTTCTCCGCCTTTGCGTTCTTCAGTTCTTCCATCTGGTACTGCAGCATGTTGACCCGGGCGCTGTCATTTGCGTTGCTGGCTTTATTGCTGGCCCAGTAACGCAGGAATGCCATACCCCCGGCCAATGCTGTAGCGAGGGAGCTGCCAGCACCGATGAGGAAGTCGCTGTTTAAATCAATTGCCATAAGCCGTCTCCGGCGGTGCCAGAGGTCTCCGGCTGATTGCTGTGAAGAAAATGCGCTGCAGTGACGAAACGTCATATATAACGGGGAAATGAATCACTGAGCGCAAAAACGAAAAAACCAGCTCAATGGCTGGTCTTTATATTAGAGGGCTGCAACGTGACAGCATACAATGGGCTGACAGAGGCTACAGCTCAGATATTGTTGTGGTGGCCGGTGCTGCTCTCCGGCTTGCCGATTCCTAGTGTTGTGTGGGCGCATCCCTTCGGCTACGCATCCGGGCCAGTTAATCCCCGGCATCACGGTAAACTACCGCACCCCACTCAAGTTAGCGCATCAGCCTGCGCATTCACCACAACGGAAAGAGCAATGAATGTACCAGGCCGCAACCTCTGGCTCTACGGACTTTCAATCAATGCTCTTACCTGTTGTGCAGAAATAAAAAAGCCCCGACGGTTAGGTCAGAGCTCTTTACTTCACATTCAGTCGCTCAGTACGCTTTGCTTCCCGAGCATGACACAAATATGCCAGGTTGCTTGCCCTTTGTCTTTAGCATTTAGTGCTAATTTTCTACTCAGGCAGCAATTTTAAGATTCTCCTTCTCCATTTCGCGCTTTATTGCGTAGAACATTTCTCCTTCAAGAATATTCATCGCCCATTCGATTCTGTTTCGCGCCTCTTTGCCTGATATGCCAGTGTAATAAATCAGGCAGGAACTGATGTTTTGCGCGCTCTTGCGTTTGCAGTATCGTAATCTGGCTACATTACGAATCGGGTTATCTTTACCGAACGTCTTTACCATGACAGATTCAACAAAGGCGGCATCATCTGATTCTTTGGCGAGAGCGATGATGTTTGCCGTTGATGACTGTGGTATCAGTAAATCTCTTGCTTTGCGGAACAGCTCTTCACCACGCAGCCCTTCACAATGCAACTGTGACACAATCTTTTCTATCTGCTTGCCCTTCTGCTCACTCCATTCGCAGCGCATCATCAGGCGCCCAATTACATTCACTTCGCCCCGATCGTAATCTTCCCCGCCAAGATGGTCGCCCCACACAGTCAGAAGATGGCGAATCCATGCCTGCTGTGAGCGGTTGATTGTTTTCCAACCGGTACCGAACAATCTGCGCATATCAGAACTACTGCGGATTCCGGCCAGCCTGACCAGTTGCTGGAAGTCTCGTTCAATGCGCATTTTTCACTCCCATAATCTTCGCTGTGTTTCGCAGGATGCGGTAATTGCACTCGAACATCCGACTTGTTTTGAACAGCCGCAACTT